CATGGTTCTAGAGGTTCAGGTGCTCAGGTGAAGAGTCGGGGGGTCGAATCTTCACCGAGCCGGGGTGGTGCCAGGCGAGGACTACCCTATCGTATTCACGCTCAAGTGCCTCCTGTTCATCCGGGGTTATCCCGAATGCCAGCCAGTAGGAGTACCTAGCGGCCGCCGTGGGGGTGGTGTAGTGCCGGCTCATGTCCCGAGCAAACCGCATAAATCCGGTTTCCTGGGTGCAATCACCGCGCAACTCTTCCCCTTTGGCTCCCCGCATCAACGCAGCATAGAAATGCTGCTGTACGGGGATGCCGCCTGTTAAGGCCATGCCAGCTCGTCCCACGGACAGTCTCCACTTGTCGAATATGGAGGGCCCATCCAATGGTTTGATACTGATACAGTCCTTGGCGGTGGCCAACCGGTGCTTGCGCACCATGACCCACCGTTCTCCGTCGTATACTGGCTGCGACTGACAGAACTCCACACGTTCGAAGTCAGTGACAGGAGCCTCCGCTTTGAGCGTGAACCCCATACGCTCGAACCACAGACCCATGTTGCCTGAAGATAACCGACTCAGCTCGCTCTGGTCCAGGATCAACACGCAGTCGTCACCGTTATTGGCCAGTTGCGCCTTAACGCCTACGCTGGAACAATAACTCCAGACCAGCGCGCTCATGAGCAGGCAATTACCCGTGGACGTGTTCATGTCCCCGGAGAACCGCATGCCCTTGACTCGGTACTTGACTCTGCCATCCAGACATCGGGCGACGCACTTGGTGTCGAGCTGCCATGAAAGCAACTCGGCAAGACGCGTGCGGTCTCCGGACTGGAACATCGACAAGTACCTCTTGTGTTCCCACTCTAAAGCGGGGACACTCACGTGCTGGTCGAATCTGCTGGCATCGAGCCCTATCGCTACTGGATGGGAGAAAGCCTCCCATTTCCGGCGCAGTATGGCTGCAGTGCGGTGGGCGTTGCACCCCTTTAGCACTGTCCGATGCCCCCAGATGGTGTCGACCTGGTGGTACACCTGGTGTTCGATCTTCTTCAGGAACACTCCAACCTCTACGTTGTACCTTGGACTCCTCGGGTGTATGAGTCTTGGTGCCGGGTCAGGCTTTGATCCGAAAGGGATCTTCTCAGCCTTAAGAAATGAGTTGGAGTTGGCATCGCTGCGCTGGAGTGGCGCGTTGATTAGGCTCTCCGCCGCGGCCTCGTAAATGGTGCGCCTGCGACCCACGTAAGTCCCACAGAACTCGACTGTGGTCCACGGGGTGGTCGGTGGCGACAATTTATCAAAACTGTTGGCGAATTTTGCCATCTCCCCCTCAAAGACCCGGGCGTCAGGGCGGGGCGGGCTTACGAGCTCGCCCTCCTTCTCCACAGCGAATACACGCTCCCTGATGCCACGTAAGAGGTTTTGTAGGTTGTTGTTGTGAACACCGTACTCAAAGCCTGGGGACAACCCACAAACCCTATAGGCTAC